ATGAAACAGAAACCAATATTCACAACAGGAAAGAGGGAGCAGCAACTACATGGCTTAGGGTCCACAAAGGGTCTTTATATCACCATGCAGGGCAGAGGGAGAGAGAAGGGGTAAAACTGGACCTGGGACGAGGGTTTCGGGGAGGGGGCTACCCGGTGAGGGGGTAGGGTCCAGTCATGCAGGTGGAAACCCAACCACGTTGGAGGACGGAGTAGGGAGTGAAAGTGGCGTCACAGCCGTTCTCTCGAATCTTAGCCTTGATTTTCTCACACCAAGCCGAGTAGTTCTTCGGTCCGGAGTGAAAGGCAAGAGTCTCGAGTGACCGCAACACCTCCTCAAACTCCCCGCCACGCAACCACATGATTGAGTTGGTGAGGGTTTGCTCATCCATCACAGGATGGATGAGGTGGGGGTGGATATCATCAGGGACAAAATAGCGTTTAAGGAAAGTGATGTCAAAGATGGAAGAAGAGTCAGGAAAGTCAGAAGCCTTGTCAGCAGGAGTGACAACAAAGTTGGTGAATTTCTGATAGAAAGCCTGGAGTTCACGAGGGTGAAAGTCTTGATTGGAGCCCCATATCAAGTCGTCCCCGTAGCAGTACAAGACCGGAGGGTCCCGCGGGTCAAATTTGTTGCAATACATCATCGCGGAGATGACCGCGATGTTGTTTGCAATTGTGTTGAGGATGGAGGTCCCAACACACCCGGAGGGATTGCCACCGATCATGGTGTACCACAGGGAGTCATAGACATGGTAGGAGGTAGTGGTGTAAGAGAGATAGTCCAGAACACGACCAGGTTGGTCAGAGCGTGCAGCAATGCGGGAGGCGATTGCAGAGAGAAGGACAGAGGGGATAGTGGCATCAAAGCAAGAGTAATCAATAGACCAGACATTAGAGAAAGAGGTGAGTGAGTGGAAGATTTGAGTCCAGTGGATGTCAGGATTGCACCCAACGGCACTGCCATGCTGGAGAGGGTTACCCTGGAGGTGGTTGATGAGAGAACCAAGGAGGCGACGTCCAACTACAATTGCTTGTATCGGAGCCGCCTCCACAATCCGGGTTTTTCCAGCTCTGGCTTTTGCCGTGGGGCGCAACTCATCCTTGAGGAAAGATTGATAGATGTAGGAGCCACCGTCCCAGACGGAATCGATGGCTTCCTGGAGCTCAGGGAGAGGGTTGCCATCCTCGTCGAACAGGGACCGGCGGGACCGGCCCTGTGTCGTCCAAGGGTAGCCAGGAGATTGGGAGAGGTCGATGGCATCCATGTGGTCGAGACCACGAATGGCATCTTCCTGGGAGAGGACAGGGAGGTTATCAGGAAGCTGGGAGAAGTACCAGTCAGCCGCCTCCTCCATGCAAGGCCAGGGCGTCGCGATGTCGCCCTTGTCGTGCTTGGCGAGGGTGATGGCATCCAGGTCGGTGCCCTCGGGGAGGCGAGGGTCCTTCCTAGAAAGGGCTGCTGGTTCTTTGGTGATGGGGAAAGCACCAAAGGCGGGAGGGATGGGATGGAGCCGGCTGCGACGAGAGACGTGCGCAGGCGGGCCCATGGGTGGGTGAAAGTAGAGGACAGATTGGGGTGTAGCCAGGTGGGAAAGGAAAGCTTGGACACGCTCGGGGGTGAGGCGTGCGGAGAAGCCGTTGTAGCCAGCCACCCCAGCGACGTGGATACCGAGGATACCCAAGCCGCCAGGATCAGTGGCAATCATCGGCGAACCGCACAAGCCTTGGAAAGATGAGCAGCGGTACGTGAACGAGTCTTTCTCGTCCACGACCCCGGGGAGGGGGGTGGAGTGGGACTTGCCATTCCAGAAAGAAACAAAGACAGGAGTGTCAGAGAATTTGGAGGCTAGTATACCAGATTTGGGGGAAGCAGATCGGATGTAGCGGATCAAGCTCTTATGCTCCGGCCCATCCGGCACCGAGAGTAGAGACAGCTCACCGTCATCCACCCGCGTAACACGCGACACGTCAAGCGTGCGCGATCCAACGCGGATGTGGGTGATCTCGTACTCGTCGGAGACGAATGCGTGGGAAGGAGCAATCAGATTGCGACCGCCAATCCAGAGGCAGGACATAGTCCAGATGGGTTTAGTACCCGAGAGGGTGACAAAAGAGTCCACATTGCCCATGATCTTCATGACGGCGGGGTCGAAACCCTGCCGGCGGACAGGCCCAGAGTACACAGGTTGTTTTGGGAGATCCTTTTTCCGTGGTTTCGGAACAGGAGTCCCACTGTATGCACCCTGAGTGGACCGCAGGTCACGGAGACAACGGACAATGGTGAGAGTTGCAGCGATGAGAGAAAGGAAAGAGGAGGCGGCGAAGATGGGAGCTCGCCACGACCAGATCTTGGAGAGGAAAGAGACAGGGCGGTTCTCGTTAACCGCACGGGTGAAGGGGTCCTGGGATGGGACAGATGGGATAACAGAGGGGAGAGGAGCTGCAGAAGGAGCGGGGGCATCAGCGTTCCCACCTTGGCGTGTGACGTCAGTGCGCACCATGCCAGAGAGGAGCGAGTTCACCGAAGCCCGGTCGCGAAGGGAGCTCAGAACAAAGTCAACCAGTTCATCAAAGCAGGTGAGAGGGGTGTTGGGAAGGACAACTGATTTGTAATCGACAGCCAGATTAAACATAGAAAACTGAGTGAGAGGGTTAGCAAATTTGCAATAGCGAGTTGCAGAAGGGGGGTTGGAGGGTTGGAGAGCAGCCGCCGCTGAGAAGGCCACACCGTCACGTGCCGTCACATTCAGGCGAATGTGCAGGCGGCGTTCCAGCGCGGCCACACAGCGGGCGGAGCGGGGGTTAGGGCCGGGGAAGTTTGAGGTGACGATGACGACACGGGAGGTGTAAAACCGTCCCTTGTCATTAACGTCGGCCATGGGGACAATGAAGGGGGCAGAGGAAACGATGTTCACAAAGTCAGCCCAATCAGCGCCATCGGGGTCTTGCCCGATGTCGTCGATGTAGTGGACGGGCTGGCCAGAGTAACCATCGTAGAATTTGCAGTCAGGGGAGGAGGGTGAGTAATAATTGTTAGGATCACCAGAGAGAGCCTGAGCAAGGGTGGATGCAAGAAGAGAGGCAAGGAGGGATTTGCCAGTCCCGGGAGGCCCGTACAGGTACACAACCAGTGGCTCTGGTCGCGTGCCGGGCGTGCCAACGAGGGAGATGGCGGAGAGAGCTGTGGAGTAATTAGTAATAGCGCGCGTGCACAGTTGGATGTGAGTGACAGAGTTAGCAGCGTGGGAGAGAGTGAGAAGTTGCTTGGCCAAATCCAGATTAGACCGGATGGCGTCTGCAGAAAGCTCAGAGGGGGGGGTTGAAGAAGCAGTAACAGAATCAGTGTAGAGTTCCAGGATCTTCTCATGCTGGCCGTTGAGCTTGGTCCTGGGGTCATCTTTGACGAGGACCCCAAGCCACTCGAGAAGATTCTTGATGTGAGTCATGATCTTCTCGAAGAACCAGTCGGTGTTCCGCAGAGCGCTCATGATGTCGTTGTAATCACGAACGCCCTGGCGTCCACCGGCGGCCTGGGCAGCAGATTGAGGGGTGGGGGAGAGACCAAGAGCCCTAGCACAGCGGTAGAAGACAGCAGCGAGGGGGTTTCCAAGGTTGGAGAAGAACTCCGTGATGTCCTCAGCGAGGTCACCGCAGAGCATGAGAGAAACACCAATCAGTGCTGAGGGGGTGGGGTTGTTACAGATGATGATGAGTGAGCCAATGATTTTGGTCACCCATTTGATGAGCTTGGCAAAGAGGTGCTGGAGGGGGGAGGTGGGGTTTCTTGGAGCGAGGCCAGAGAAAAAGTTTTGCATGAAAGAAGTAGCACCATCAATGGAGTTGGAAAGAGAGTTAATGGAGGTAGCAATGGCTTGGGAGGAGGTGGCAATGTTGGCATCGCCAGCGACCCTGGCAACACTCTCGAGCGCGGCGGAAAGTCCTTTCGCCGCATCCGGGAGATCGCCAAGGCCCTGACGACGGAGGAGAGCGCGGTTGGGAGTGGGTGGGGTTTCCGGGGTAGAACCACCCTGTGCGACGGCTATCAGCGTTTGTGCGCCGGCACACAGGGCGGCTCCCGCGGAGAGGAAGAGAGTAAGGGGGGGGACTGCGCGGAGAGGAATGCCAGTCAGATCGGTAAGCCAAAGGTGTGATTGAGAGATGGAGTAGGGGAGGACTGTGTCAACAGATGCAGCAGCACAGAGGAAGAAGGCTGGGGCAGTGGGGGTGAGGCGAGTGCCAGAGCGCGACGAGTACTGGAGGATTGACTCGTCGCCATGAGAGAACATGCTGATGGCATACTCCTCGTCGGGGTTGACCAGAAGGATGGAGTAGAAGGGGGCAGTAGTGTGGGCGACAATGAAGCATCGGCTTTCGGGGGAGAGGATGAGGTCCGCGAGGGTGCCGCCTTGGCGGCGAGCCGTGCGGGGTTTGGGGGTGGGCCGAGCGACACGAACGATGGAGGTGCTCGTGGGCACAGGGCCAACGCCAGGAGTCTGGCGGGGGACGTACGCTTCAAAGTCACGGAAGGAGATGTAAGCAGAAACAGAGACACTGTCAGATTGGGGGAGATCAACATAGAGGATGAGAGTACCCCATGTGTTGGAGTGGAGGTTACCTGCATCTCCGCCGTTTTGGAGGCCGAAACCTCCAAAGGACGTACAGAGAACAGACTGGGGGGAGGAGTAAGGGATGGAGACAGTGATGTTGGTTGGTGCTGCCAGGTTGAGAGGAGTGGCAGTGTGGGTGAAGAAAGAGAGTTCTGCGAGAGTCTGCACAGAAGGGACAGATGCACCCGGGGGGGCATAGAAGACGTAGAAAGTGCAGGGTTGGGAAGGGGCAGAGACATTGATGTTGAGAGAAAGGTTGGCATACACATAGGTGAATGCACCTAGAACACTGAGGAGGGAGCTTTGCTGGAAGTTGATGGGGTTGAGGGAGATGTGGTAAAACAGGCCACCGGTGGCGTCCAATGGGGTGAGAGATTCATTAAGGCCAAACCAGCGGTACTGAGAAAAGTAGAAAGCTAGGTCAGTGGAAGGATCAACAGGGTGGTGGGGGTAGTCAAAGTTGTCACGAGGGGCAGGGTCGGTGGTGGGGTTACCATCAGAGAGGTCGCTGGTGGGGGCAGGTTGGACTTCTGCACCATCGGCTCCCGATTGGAAACCAAGGGCGGGGCACTGGGGAAGGCGAACGTCGAAGTCGTCCGCGACATGAAGGAATGCAGCAACAGTGGCAGAAGGGGGAGAGGGACCAGGAGTGACGAGAGGGTTCATGACAAAGACAGTGAAGTACCCATTGTTTGAGACCAGACCAGAGGACGTGCCGATGTCGACAGTCTTCCAGTAGGCCTGCGAGCAGAAGGGTATGGTGAAAGTGTAGGTGGAGTCGCCATTCACATCCCAAACATCGTATGTGCCATTGTTGGCCTCATCGATGGTGGTAGGAGGATTGGCGGAGGGAGGAGTGTAAGCAAGAAGAAGGCGGCCGTAGCATTGTGCAGGACCAGTGAAGATGAGGGAGATCTGCAGGGAGCCACGCCACTGTGAAAAGAGGGACAGAACAAAAGCTGTATTGGTTTGGGTATTTGCGAGAGCCTCTGGTTGGATGGGATAGGAGACAAGCTGGTCACCGACTTCGTCGGCGGAGGTCCAGGTCAAGTTCCTCTCCCAGGAGTGACGGGCAGCGTACTCGAGCCAATTGTGCACGCGCCCGGGGAGGTAATCGCGGGGAGGGGCGGCGGGGGCATAGCCGACCAGGGGGATTTCCTGGCCGGCCACGACCGAGCCGTAGGTGCCAGCACCAGGGACAGCACGTGTTTTCCAGTGCTGGGGTGCCGGGAAAGGGACGGGGAACCTGAGGCCATAGAAAGCTGAGTCAATGGGGGAGACAAAGAGGGAAACTTTGACAGTGGTGGGTGAGCCAGTCGGGACAGCAAGAGGAGTCAGAGGGGCAAAGAGAATGGTCCAGTAGTTGTGGAGTCCTTCAGTGGAGGTGTTGGGGGTGACTCCAATGTAAGGAAGTTTGAGGGTGGCAGCATTAGAGTTAGCCAGATTGATGATTGTATGGGGGAAGTTGAACCAAGTGGAAGAATCAGCTGGGGTGATGTCGCCCAGACCTTCAGCCATGGCCAAGACGATCAGCGAGCCGCCGTGGAACTGGGAAGCGTTCACGACGACTGTGACATCGAAGCCACAGTTGAAGTAGGCGTGAGCATTGTAGGCAGTGGAAAAGACAGATTCAGGATGGGAAACACAGAGTGCAGCTGGTAGAGGATAGACACCAGTGTTGGGTTCAATAGTGGGGGGGTAGACGCCAGGGGTGAGAGCCTTGGGTCCAGAGAAGACAGTAAGGGGTGCGATCGTCTCAGACCAAGAGAGGGTGTCGACGAGCCACTGGCGGTCGGCGGCGGGGCCAACCTGAGTGGGAGCGTCGGGATTGGGGAGTGAGACAGCAGGGGTGGAAGGGTAAGGATTAACAGAGGGTAAAAGAGCTTGGGAAGAGATGGAAGTGTTGTTGGCATTAACTGTTGCAGAGGGGGCACCACCGGCGATGTTGCCGGGAAGAGCAAGAAGAGCTGTGGTTTGAGAGCCAGAAAGCTTGTTGGAAAGCTTAGCGGCCCCAGCCTTGATGCCCTTGGAGGCGGCGCCAGCAACTGCGTCAGTTGCGTCAACGGCGTGGTCAAGAGCACGATCCAAGGCGCGTGCGGCCGCGGGTTCCCACCACTTAGAGTAGCGGGATCCGCGGACGACGTTGCCATTGGATGTGGATTTTGGGGAAGTGGAAGAGCCACCTTTGTTGGAACCAAGAGGGGCTTCAGAGGTAGAGGCGGTAGGCATGTCACCTACGGCAATGGGGAGGGACATCCCATTGGCGCCGACGTCTGTGGTGACGTCGTTGCCATTGCCGTAGATGTTGGTGATGGAGTTTCCTTGCCGCCGCAGCCCCTGTCGCTGGACGAGGTGAGCAAAGGCGGGGACAGAGTGGGGAATCTTGAGGGGTGAAACATCAGGGAACAGAGTGTGGACAGAGGGATACAATTTGTGGCCCGGATAGCGCAAAGCCGCCAGGCAGAGATTGTCAAATTGTTCATTGAGATAGATGTTAACGGGTAAGGTGGGGGGGGAGCGATACCAGCCGGAGTGACGGCGAGCATTGAGATAGATGTTAACGGGTAAGGTGGGGAGGGAGAGAAAATGAGTGAGGAGGCGTAGAGAAGAGCGCGATGAAGAAAGGCCAGCCAACGAACTCGAGAATCCGTTAGAGCCCTCCATCGTGAACAGAAGAAAGAAGTGGAAGCAAGAAGAACCACCGTAGACAATTAGCCCAGGGTCAGATCCCACCGTGAGGTGGGGTACCTCCCTGGCATTCCTGGGTGGTCTTGAGGTGTCACCAAAGTACGGGCGTTGGGCACACCAACCTTACCCCACCGGTTCACCAAACATGCCCCGGACAAGCCGGAAGACGACTACACGCACTGGCCCGTCCATTACTGGACTGGTCTGGGACAGCGGAACATCGTCTCAGATATGCTGACCAAGCACACACATGAGAGGATACTAGGGTGAGTTGGGGAAGAGCACTCCCGCAGCGCGCATTTGGGGGAGGTTGGCACCAAGCAGAGCCCCGCTAGAATTCACTAGTAGGGATACTCCTGAAGGCGGAAAGACCGGGTGCCTTTGATAACCTGTCTGGGTCCCCACAGTTGCCACGTGAGCAGCTTCCGCGGGGGATCAGGATGCTTACCTACCAAAGCACTGTAGTTATAAGGGGAGGGAAGGGGTGGGCCTCGCGAGAGGCCGTAGGGCGGGAAAACCCGCCCCCATGTGAGTGTAGCTGTTTGTTCAACACATGCACCACTCAATGCACATGCGAGTAAGCGTAATGGTTGCAGGGGAAGAAAAGGGAAAATTGGGGGTGAGGACAGATGATGGCATTCTTGCTGTGGGTGGGCCGAAGCCGTCCACAAGCCCGCCTGCCATA